ATACATATTAACCTCATAAGATGATTTGAATAAATCTTGTACTCTTGTAATTTTAGGCCCCTCAGATATAGCATCTAACCCCCCTGGGTATAAAAATATAATAATATCTGAGTCTTTAATGTCTTTCATTCCAAATCTGTTTTTTATTTTTAACCATAAAGGGTAGTTATCTGATATTCTTCGTTTTTTTCCTGAATGCATGTAATATTTAGGTCCTCTAATTTGGCCTCCTGAACTAATACCCCCAAATCCAGAAACATGGTCTTTATTATAATCTTTATGCATTAATATACTTCCATTAGTAAAAAAAGGATGTTCTTTATCTTGACTGTCTATTTCTATTTGTAGTCTTTCTTTTTCTAATTTTAAATTTTCTATTTCGTTTTCTCTAGAATTTATAACTTTACCAATATATTCTTCACTTTGTACTATAAAATTATTATGAAGGGTTTTAGGTAGATCATAAAAACTTTCATTATATATTTTAAAAAAATTATTAAAGTTTTGGGGTTTGTTTTTAAATTCTGAGAAATTCATTTTACTGCCTAAAAGATTCATTACATCTTTATAAGTGTAAGATATTTTATTTAATGGTACTTTTTCGCTTTCTACTAATTCATATGTACTTGAATTTACCTCATTATTATTACAAGGATTTTCGTCTATAGTCCAGCCTTCTGGACATACATTCCCAACAAACATATTTGATATTGGTAATCCTTTTTTGCAAGCATAACATTCTATTTTAGCTAATTCTTTCATATTAACAATCTAAACAGTTAGTATAAGTACACCCTAAAGGAAAATTAGTATTAGAACCTGCTGGGATAGACATAAGTTCAAATTGCATTAATTGTGATTTAGTAAAAGGACAAAAATCAGATGATGTATCATTTATGTTATCATCATTTTCTTCTAATGTTGTTCTTACTTCTCCTGATATACCATAATTACTTCCTTCTTCATATGGGTTGAAGTAATTTCCCCCACTGTAACCTGTTAAGTTTACTTTTTTATTTTTTATTGGTTCATGCGTTAAACCTATATATTCTATTTTAGATTTACTAACTGCTTCCCAATTAAATCTTGAGGATTGGCCTTGTCCCTTTAAGCCTAACCTCCACTTATTAATATATGATTGACCATTTAAATTTAAAGTGTCTCTTAATGCTATATGGGAATTATGTAATCCCTTTTGCTCTTTGTATGCAGATGAATTTTTATTAAATAATAAATCTGGTATATCTGAATCTGCTAAAGTTAATATATTTTTACCAGAACTACTTGGGTTTAATATATAAAAATAGTGATATCTTGCACTTTCATTTTTATCAATACCCCCTGATTTTAAATAAACTACATATTTGCCTGTTAGTCTTAGTATAGGTTGACCATATATGGGGAATGTTTTGTTTAATAAAAGAGATTTATGGTTATATGTCCAAGGAATTGATGTTGAGTAAGCATATGCTGAATTAGTTGGAACTGAGGTATAACCACTTAAAAGTGTGGTATTAAATGAATTATTAATATCACTATTTTTAATAGTAATATTCTTTTGATAATATGCAAAATCAGGATTATTAAATTTTTCTCCTAAAATATTATTTTGGTTTAAATCTCCAAAACAATCTTCATAAGTACCATCAAGTTGTCTACACCCATGAGAATATATTTTCCTAACATTACCAAATATTTCATCAAACTCTATTTCTGTTAGTAGGTCTTGATTTGTTTTTGTATTAAAATGTTCATTGGTAGTTTTATTAAATATACGACCTTCAGCTAATAATATACCTTTATATTTTTTATCTTTACCCCACGTTCTTGTTCCTGTTTTTTGTATGTCTATATTATAATCATAATAGGAGTCATATTGTGCCTCTGCTTCTTGAGGGATTCCCTTCATACCATGTTTGTCTCTAGCAAATTTTATGGATTTTGTTTGTCCTACTCCTATAGTTTCTGTTTCTATTGAGTATTTTTCTGGGTCACCATCAAATTCATTTTTTACATAAGTAACAGTACATGCATCATCAGGATCATCATCTAACCAAAAATTACCAGCTACTAAATCCATAGAATCATCTGCTTCTCTACCTTCACAATGAAGATTTATAGTATAAAAAGGGAATTTTTGATAAATTATACCATAATCTGCCTCTATATTTTTAGCTGAAAATTGGGATTGGCGTTCTATTTTTAAACCATCAGGTATTTCGTTTAATTCTGAAATGCTTAAAAAATATAATTCACTATATAATTCTCCAGGGATTTTAAAAGCTTTTCTCGCTATTTTATAAAAACCCTCACTTCCAAAAGCTCTTTTCATTCCATCTTGCATAATATAGACAGTTGTCATTCCTTGAAATTGCCCCGAAGAATTACCAGCTGTTATAAAAGATCCGTTTGGGTATTCTGTATTTGCAGGGGGTGCCGTTTTTAGTAACTGAAGTTCTTTATTTAAATTTGATATATCTTCAATTAATTGTTCTATTTTGACTTCTGAATTTTTTCTTACTTCAGGGTATAAATAATCTCTGCTTTCTGTTATTATAGATTTATGGGAGTTTTTTCCTTCTTTAGGAATATTATAAAATAAATTTTGATATAAATCTAATGCTTTTTCTTCATTTATAGGATTTGAAGATTTAGTTAAATCTTCAAAAGACTTAGAATAAATTTTATTAGATAATTTATTACTAATAATATTTTTTTGTAGTTTTATTTTTTCTTCTGCCATTATCTTACAACCTTAAAGAAATAATCGTCATCATAAATGATTATTCCATCACTGTTTGAGTGTTTTATTAAAATACGATAATATCTTTCTGGTTGTAAACCATTCATATAAATTTTAAAAAAACTACTTTCTCCATCATGGCTTAATTTTGTGTAATCTTTATCAAAAGGGATGATTTCTTCTTCAGAATATGCGTCTCTTATACTATATAAACAATCTGCTCCAAATCTAAATCTTAAATTTTGTATATAGTTTGAGGAAGTAGAAAATGTTCTTATTGGGTATTTAGGTCTTACATGAAATCTAAATAAAGCTTCATCATTTTGGTTGTATTCTTTTTTATTATTATATAATGAAACATTAAAACTTCCACTTAATGCTCTAGATCCTGTGTCATAATTCTGTGATGAATTAACTGAATCATCCCACTTAAAACATAATTTTGGGGGGTAAATTGTATGGGTATCATTTGCAAAGTATTGTAATTCACCAAAACTACTAGACACATTAGATTCAACACTATCTATTTGTTTTATTAAAAATCCTTGATTTGAAATTCCTGTTGGGTATTGTTCATCATTAAAATAACTTTGACTAAATTTTGTAACTATATTTGTAACATCAAAGTTTGTGTCTAAAGAATTTCCTGCTAAGAATTGCTGGTCTGTTTGAAAACCACTACCTGTATACCAAACGCCTCCTCCTGGAGTTATAGGTCCTCCATTGTCTGAAGAACTAACTATTGATCCTGTGGTTCCTACTGCGTCTTCCCATTTGCCTACTATAAAACCATATTCTATGGCTGAAGTTCCTATTCCCCCCAAAGTTGAAGTATTCCAAGCTGTAGCTTCTATAGAGTTATCTCTATATTTCCATGTAATTCCATTTGAAGCTGAGGGTTTATTTAAGTATTTATTTGTTCCTTCGTTCCATGATTGAGAAATAGCGTACACCTTTAACATTTGGGTTGATGTTAAATTTTTAGCTTGTACAGAAGTTAATTGAAGACTTACTTGAGATAATAGAAAATTATCTCCCCCTATAATATCACTTATTACTGATGCTATTTCTTCTTCTTTAAATTTAATTGCAATTCTTGAGGGATAATAATATTGATCTGTGTTTCCTCTTTCTTTTACAAGTTCAAGTATTTCGTCACCACCTGTATTCATATTTACACGATCAGGGTGGCTATACATTGTAGCGTCGTTTTCAGGAAATAAAAAGTAATATGCCATTTTTAATATGTTGTTACACGTCCCTGGATATCCGTGTTAGGATATTTTAATTCAAATATACTAGGATCCATTGAGGGATAAATTACGTTATTTTTAGTTGCACCACCAAAACCATATTTATATTGTGAGTATCCTAAAGATACACCATTTTTATTTTCAAATCTAACATCTTCTACTGTTTGTACTCCTGTTACGGCTCCAATTAAGTTTTTTACTTCGGAAATTATTATAGGTTGATTTACTTGCCATTTATCTATACTAAAATAATCTTTAAGTTCTGTGATACAGTCAAGTAATATTTCTTGATTATTATATGATTTATATACTGTTATTTCAAATTCAAAACCAAAATTAATAATAAATGCATCTTTAATATTAACAGCATCTGTTAACATTCTATATTGTTCTAAATAATTAGATAAATTTATTTTTGTAGCTGTATTTAAGGTAGTTAATTTTTTATCTGAATCATATCCTAAAGTATATAAGTTTAATGCTAGTGGATTGGGGATACGATTAGGTTCTGTTGTTAAAGGAGATATTTGGTCATCTTGCATTATATAAGCTTTAGCTACTCTTCCTAATTGAGGGGGCATAGATAAAGTTCTTATTAAATAATCATCTTTAGTTACTGTTCTTTGTTGAGCTCCAAAATTAGCCATTGTGTTCATTCTAATTTCTTCTTTTGTTTCCCCTGCTCCTCCCCCCCTAGCTGCTTCTACATTAGTAGAAGCTATAGAAAATTTAACAAAATTTAACATACTTTGATTTAAATTTGGTTTTGGAGTTATTAATACTGTTTCTTTTTCAGTTATAGTATTGCTACTTACATTAGATTTTAAACCTCCTCCTACAAGATATTTTACTGTTAGTGTTGTGTTTGATGGGGCGTGTCCATAAGCTTTGGTATATAAAAAATTAGAGGGGTCATAAGATACATCTAATTTACTTCTTCCATCTAATATTCCTAAACCAATATTATCAGGATTAGGAATTATTTGTTCATCAGCTTTATCACTTACACCTGACCCAAATTGTATTTCTAATTTATTATTTTCTTTTACTCTTGTTATAAATCTTTTTGGTACTTTTTTTAACTTTAAAAGAAAAGGTGTTTGGTTATTATATTGTTGTAATTCAGGATCATTAGTTCCTAAATTTTCTACTTCTTCAAAAAGTGTATCTTGAGCTAAAAAAGGAACTTCATTCCAAATTTTTCCTTCTGAATCTGTTATTGATTCTATTGAAATAATATTGGTATCAAATAACTCTAATGTTAAATATTTTTGTGGTTGTCCTACAGTAAAAGTTTTAGTTTTTAAGGTTGCTGAAATTGATGGTATTGTTTTTTTAAGCAAAAAATATTCTGGGTTATTTGAACCATCATATTGGTATATACTTACTAATGTTGGTTCAAAACTAGATGAAAAACTAAATCTTGCATCTTTTGTTGTATAAAAAGATGCACCCTCTTTAGAAGTAAATGTAGAATTAGCATTAATATTTAATGCATAATCATAATCAGGTTCATAAGAATTTCCTATTAATTTTGAAGGAACTAATTGTGATATATCTAAGTCTACACTAGCTGCTGATGTTATTTTAGGTTTATACCCCATAGCGTGAGCTATATTATATAAGTTTTCGTTTTCTTGTGCTAAAGATAAAAATGATTCTCTTAATTGAGTATCTGTATAAAAAGATAAAACATCTCCAACGTATGCTGCCATTTCTAAAAACATCATTCCTGGGTTACCTTCACTAAAATCATTAAAATTATTAGGAAAATAAGTTTGGGTAAATTCTATTAATTTGTTTTTATAAGAATTATAATCTTTACTTAGATATTTTACATCTTTATCTTGACTTTTGTTTGATACTTTTGAATATGCCATTAGTTATTAAAGTTTAATTGTACTGCATCTGTTCTTCCATCTAATAATGATCTAAATGTTACTGCTACAAATAAAGTTGATTGTGTATTATTTAATGATGTTCGTACGTCAATTACTTGTATATTAGCTACATAATAAGCTGCTTGTTTTATTATGTTTTCTCTTAATGTTATTATATCTATTTTTTGTTCAAATAGTAAGTTTTTTAAACCTACTCCAAATTTAGGTAAATTTACTCTTTCTCCAGGAGCTGTTAATAATAAATTTAAAAGATTTGATTTTGCTTGATCTAAAAGAGTTTCAGTGCTATTAAAAACATTTGTTTCGTCTAAAGGAAAAGCTACCCCTATCTTAATATTATTATTAAGATCTAATGGGTTTTTTCTTATTCCTGTTATTATAGGCATTTATTATCTTCCTTTTTTCTTAGCTATTGCTTTCATTAAACCACTATAATCTCTTGTAACTGCATCTGCTACTGATTCAGGCATACCTGCTGTATCCATAGGTAAAGATCCTCCTGTTGCAAAAGGTTCTGCTAGACTTACTGGGGCATTTCCTGAATCTAGGTTTGTACTACCCATTGCTGTTTCGTTTAATAAATCATTTAATGCTCCATTAGAAGTAAAAGATTGTTTTGGGCGTTGTTTTATAGATTCATTACCCATAATTTTTTCTTTTAGAGAATTTTTTGTTACTTTAGGAACTTCAACCATTCTTTCTTTATGTTCTGTGATTGTTGGTTTTAATTCATCACGTAAATCTTCTTTAAGCGTTTTAATTTCTCTGCGTAACGCATAATCGATTTCTTCTCTAACTACTTTTCTAATTAGATTTTCAAAAGTTTTTGCTTTCATGTTGTTAATTGTTGTTT